TTGTGTTTTTTTCCCAATTATTAATCTTGTCTTCTAATAAATCTAAGCTAGTTAAATTGTCAAAGCTATGTTTTATCTGGGCATAAATAAATAAATATGGCCTATTAGCTCCGCCTTTTAACATTGTAGCTACGCTGTTGCATGTTATAGCGTAAGCTTTTGCATCATTTTTATCTTTTTCATTATCAACTGTATTGATATGCTTTGACCATCTGTCAGCAAGCTCTCTTAATTTATTATAAAGATCATTTGCTTTTGCGGCGCTTACAATTTCACTTAATTTTCCTGGAGCTTGTGTTCCAATATATTGTGCCATCTTAATGGCTTCTTCTTTTATACGATCCGATTCTCTCGCAAAGTCATTTAAATATTGAAGACCATTAGTAGATTTAGCTTCAGTTATTAATTGGTTTAGTTCTTGATATTTAACACCGCCAGAAACATAAGATCTAGATATTGCAACTATTTGATTGCACTTTACAAGACCATCTAAATATGAACTTATATCTACGCCTAATGATGGTGGGCTTAATAATATAGAGTCTAGGTTATCAAAATTTTGTAAGATTGATGATATTTTGCCTTTAATAGCATTATTTGCCGCTAGTACTTTACTATTTTGTGAAGTTGTTTCTGATTGGTCTTCTGTATATTTCTCTATTCGGGCTTTCTTTTTCTGATAAGCTCCGTAAAGCGCCTGAGCTGCCTCTTGAATTTTATTATAATCATAAGTATGACCGGTCATTTGAACGACATAAATAGAATCCGGATTGTCAGGAAGCAATTCATCTGGAATCATAAAGTCTGGTCTTACACTTTTTCTCCATCCATGAGAACCATAAAAATATTTTCTAGCTAATCCTTGGTCAAATCTTGCGGCCCAATTGTATAGTGTATCAATTCCTGCGCCTGTACCAATACCGACAACTCCAGATGTTGTATATTTATCGTTAATATAGTCAGCGATAGAGACTATGCTTACGTCGTTGTCGCTATTATCTTTTATTGTTGTCTCTATAAATCTAGTGTCTTCAAGGTCTTTATCTGTTGTAGCCTTAAGAGTTTCTTTTGACTTATCAATTAACTTCTTTTCTTTGCTATATTGCTGTGAGCTTGTTCCTGAATATTTTTGAAAAGCATCCCATCTTGGCGAATTAGGGTTAGCATCACTATCTGTAAATAAAATACTATCTATCTTTAATTTTGGTGTTGCTTCTTTTTTAATTTTTAACATGCTAGAGAAGCTTGCGGCAATCTTTGAGTTTGCTTCTCTTTTTGCGTCTGAGCTAACAGCTTCGCCTGTTCCTGGATAACCTGCCTCAAATTGGCCAAGCTTAAATCCAAGGGCGCTTGCAGTTGCGTTCAATATGCTTGCTGTTGTGTTTTTACCAGTTGGTTTTTTGTTTACAACATCAATTATTTTCTTTTGTTGACTTACAATTGTTTCAACATCTCCGTGATTATGTTTAGCATCTTGAACTTTTACATCTCCATCTTGATGGGCAAAATCAACAAGGTCCTCTCCATCTTCATCATGAACTCTATAAAGATGAGTTTCGGCATTTTTAAAAATAAAAAATTTATGCTCTAATTCTTCAGCTTCTTTAACATAACCGGCTTCTTTTAAACCAGCTGTTAATCTATAAATATCTTTATTTAAATCATAGCTTATGTCTAATGATTTTTTGTTTTTAAGATTTTCCGAAGCTTGGGCAACCGAAGAAACTAAACCTTTTTCTTCTGCAATTTTTCCAAACTCTGCTAAAATTTCACTTTGTTTTTGATTTAAATAGCGTAATGTCATTATCTCACCAATTAGAGCATTTATAATTTAAAGATTTTTTGATTTTATAAAGGTTAAAAGTTTCTTTTGAGTATCTTGGTTTATACCCTCTTCTTCACAAAAATCTTTTAAAAAGGCCTCAAGCATATTCGATGTTAGTTCAGAAATATCAGCATCATATTTTTCTTTTACAAAATCTTCAAAGTTAGCATGAAGGTTTATTGCCTCTTTATCCGACAATTCTCCTGATAATGATATGTCCGAATCATCAGAATCATCCATTCCTAAGCTTAAAAGCTTTATTCCCTGAATAAATTTAGGGTCAACTTTTTTTGCCAATTCTTTGTTGGTTGCTAATATTTTTCTACATTGTTTAAAATATTCTTTTAATTTTGTAGAAGATGCAACTTTAGCACGAAAATCATTTAATTGTTCGTAAATTTTTAATTCTTCTTGGCTTTGCTTTTCTAAATATTCTGGTGATGATTTTTCATAATTTAAATCTGCTTCTTTTTGAAGCTCAGATTTCATATAATTACGAAATATCTCAGAATCTAAAACAGATTGCCAATCCATATCGTTAAAATTAGGACGAGACATTTTTAATCCTTTAAAAAGATAGTTCTATTTAATATTAAATTATGCATCAATATATCAAATATCTTTATTGCTTTTTTAGTGTTAGTTATAATTTCTAGTGGTCTTAAATTAGATAAAGAGCATAATTTTTGAAAATTTTGATTTTTAAAATCTTCAAGTGGTAATTTAAATTTCGGTATGATGCAATCAATCTTCAAATTCATTTTATATTTAAATTATTCTATTTTATATTAAAAGGAACTCTAATGATCCAAAGATTGCGCTAGGAGGCCCCGTAACTATTGCTACTATAGGGTGGGTTGGTGTTGGCTGTCTAGTTGTTAACAATCCGCTTTCTGAAACAAATAATGGGGCATTTAATGGGTATCTCTGATTGGTTTCATACTGGTCTGTTTGAGCAATCATTCTTTGGAACCAAACAGTGACTCTATTGCTTCCAGCTGTGCTATCATCGCCAACAACATTTGGTATTTGATAAGTATAGCTAACTACAGTTCTAATAGCATCTGGGGTTCCGCTTCCGGTCATATCAAAATTTAACTCTGTACCGGCGGGGAAAACAATCACTCCATTTCTTGGTATTAATTCTACATCTACAGGATTTGATATAAAGCTAGCTGATATAACATTTGGATTTGCTAATTCTGCCTTAATATCTATTGATGTAATTAATTTTCCTCCGGGGCCAGTTGTGCCTTGTGCTGGAACTATAATAACTTCATCAATTGATGGCGCTGTAAATGCCGTTGTTTTAATATCATCTATAATTCCAATCGGAACGGTTCCATCACTGACTCCGCAAACTATATTATTACCAAAAACATTTAATTGTGCAAATTGTCCCGGTTGAAACTCTGCGTTTGGATCAACAGGAAAACTTGTTGGAATAGAATTTCCAGCTTGAACTATACGAAACATAATATATCCTTATTCAATTTTAGCAAAAAGCCTGGGTTATAAAGTATATAACCCAGGCTCAATATTTAAGTTAATTTTTTTTGTTTATTTTAATAGTCTGTATCTTCAAAATCTTCATCGCCTTCATCTGTAACTTCTATAGGGTTTAATCCTGCCGATTCTTGTAATTCTAACTCATCTAATGGAGAAAGGCCTTGTTCATTTATTATATCTAGAATATTTTTTTCTATTGGTCTGTACTCTTCTCCAATATTTAAATCATTTTCATCATTAGAGTCATTAAACATCCAGCCTTTATTTTTCTGGTTTTCAACATATTTTTCAAAATCTTCAGCTTTAGATAATTTATTTAAAATATCACCAAGTAAAGACGCGACTCTTACTAAGCCTGTGCCTTCAAATATTTCTGCCGCTTTATTTATTTCTTCAAGAGCTTGATAATACTTATCTTCATCTGACAATTCTTTAGAAGAAGAGGCGTTTTTTATTAAATTATCCTCTATATCTTCAAAATTAAAGTTTATCTTTTTGTTCCAAGGAAGCATGTATTACCTTATTTATTTAAATTTTCTAATTTGCTTTTTGCTACTTTTACAACAATATTTTTTAACAAACTGGCATGAGACTCAAGCCCCAGTTCATTTAAAATATCAGAGGCGTTATTTAAATGTTCTGAGGCTAAAGCTATTCTATTGAAATGTTCATTTACTTCTGGTTTAGACGAAATTAAATTCGCTAACATTTCTTCGGCAATTAAATTTGAATTATTTTTCATATTTTCTTTTTTTTTACTTTGAATTCTTATTACATCTTTCTCTTCTTATTCCGCTCATTCAAAGATTATTAAATTGTTAAAATATAATTTATTATTTAACAAGAACCCACGAAAGCTCTTCTGGCTTTAAAGCATTAATAGAATGACGCATCTTTCTTCATCTTACGAAGATCAGCCATTCTTTCTTTCATCTCTTGTTTAGTTTCTTTTTTCTTAGGCTTTTTATCTTTATCTTTATCTTTATCTTTATCTTTAATTTTTTCTTTTAAGAATTCAGGAAGCTCTTTTTTTTCTTTTTTCTTTGCGGCTTCCGAAATAAGAGTCTCTAAAGTAAATAGTGCCGCAGAGGCGCTTTTTTGAAATCCCATATCGTCAAGAAAATCACCTAACTCAGCGACACTTGTAATTAATTCAGATAAATTTGTTAACTGCTCATCTGAGACGGAATCATTTTCTACAATAGTTGCGGCCTCTGCTTTTTTAAAAATGCCTTTATGAACATCGCTTTTTGTAATCTCTAACATGCTTTGGGCAACTAAATCGCCAATATTAATTTTTTTTGACATATAAATTCCTATTATAATAAATTTTAAAGTGATTAATAGGCATCAATTCCGGGGTCTTTTATAGACCCCGGAATTGATTATTTGCCTAATTAGTAGCGGCGATTTGAGAATGCGCCATCTAAAGCGGACTTAAGGTCCACTGATTCCGAAGGTGATTCGCCGGCTGCTGGCATAATGATATCGCCAGAGCCAATGAGACCAACTTGAGGAATTGAGGCTTCTTTCTTCATTCCAACTGGAGAATATTTAGCAACGATTCTCTTGAGCGAGTTGAATCCTTCATCTTCAAACTTCATAACTTCTTCAACTTGTTCGCGAATTGCTGATGCTTCACGGCTTATTAAACCACGGTCTGCCATATCATAAGCTAGTTGATACGCACGAGCAACCTTGACTTGATAGGCGTCCATCTCAGCCTTTTTCTTGGTCTCTCCATACTCTTTAACTAACTCAGTTGCAAATTGATTGCCACCATCTTTAACATCACCAAATAAAGACTTCCAGTATTTAACAGCGGCCTGATCAACACCGAAAGCGGTCAAGCCGTCAACATCTTCGGCTGCTAATTTGCCAGATACAACGAGCTTCTGTATGTCTGCTGCTGCTTTTTTGACTTTTGGAGGAGCCATTGCGACATCCATCATGGCTTCATGTTGTTCTTTAAGGTCTTCAACGTGAGCTAAGTTGCCATCTGGCTTGGTATCTAATTCAGTTGTAAAACCGCCTTTTGGATGAGCCTTATCTAACATTTCGCTGAACTCCATGCCCTTAGCTGCAAGTTTAGCACGATATGCTGCGCGGCCAGCCTTAGTTGTTAAATCTGTAGTTTCTGCGCTTGCTTGCGCTACTGCTTGTAAGCTATTCATAAGATCCTTGCGGCTTGATTTCTTTGTTTGTGGCGGTTTTGCTACAATTTTGTCTGGTGGGAAGGTGATATCAGCGCCATCATCTTGGGCAATATCTCTTAGATCGTCAACCATATCATGATCATAGGCCATATCATGATCATAGGCCATATCATCATCAGTCATATCATCATAGAGCGTATCATGATCATGGGCCATATCATCATCAGTCATATCATCATAGAGCGTATCATGATCATGGGCCATATCATCATCAGTCATATCATTGTCTGTAAGACCAAAATCACCAAGACCTAAGTCTTCATCAGAATCACCAAGGCCTAAGTCTTCAAATGTCATTACATCTACATCTTCGCCCTCGTCCATCATGGCAAGTTTTTCAAAATAAGCTTCTCTTTCTTGTTCTGCTTTTTTAACTAATGCTTCGGTTCCGCGAGCATACTTAACAAATGCTGCCATTAATTTATGTGAGTCTGCGAGAACTTTATTCGAATTATCAAATGCGGCAACAACTAATTCATTAGCAGCTACTCTATCAGAAACGCTGGCTCTTGAAATTTTGCCAGTTCCATAAAGATGCTGAATTAAAGTTAATTCTTCATGAGTATCACGAAGTTGAGCTACAACTTCTTTCATACCTTGAATTAAGGCACCATTTAAAGTCTTGCGCATTGACTGTAGTGATGCTGTGCTTGCTTTTCCTGTCTCTGCCGCTGGGGCTGGAGGGGCGCCTTCTTCGCCCATTTCTTTAACGCCAGAAAGCTTTGGCTGCTCTTCAGTTAAAAGGCCGACAGCTTCAATTAAATCGCTGGCGTTTGTTGCTACGTCTTCGCTTAATTGTTTGGCTTTTTCGGCCAAGTCTTTAACGCGAGACTTAGGGTCTCCGGCCGCGCCTGCATCTTCTGAGATTTCAGGTGCGTCATCTTCTGGAAGTGGAGGTAAATCTCCCATGCCTGCCGGTGCTGGCGCTGGGCCTCCTGCATCTGCCGGTGCTCCTGGGCCGGGTGCGGCTGCTGGAGCTTGGGCGTCTTGCGCAAATCTTCTCATTGCTGACTTAGATAGTTTGTGATTTGGATATTTTTTCACGAAATCATCAGATGGTTTTTTGTTCTTTTGTTGCGCAGCGGCCTCTGTTTTAACTTCATCTTCTGTGGGTTCAGCTTGAGCGCCCTTGAACATTGATGCAGCTACATCAAAACCGGCAGTTTTAATTGTTTCAAGAATTTTTCCACCAAAATCTTTTGTAGCAATAGCGTCATAAAGAGTAGCTACTTTACCGCCAGAAATTTCTTGAACAGTAGCGGTAAGAACTAGTTTATCACCAGCATATACCTGCCAGCGGCTTTGAGCTAAATTGTCGCTTCCGTCTGGATTTGCGGCTTTAATAAACTTAGCTTTTAAACCTGCGCGGGCAAGCATTTGCTTCTTCTTAAGGTCATCTGCATAGAGACCATCGATATCTCCAACCCCTGGAAATGGCTTATCTCCAACCATATGCTTATCTTCTTCTCTAGCGTCCATAGCTAACGGGTCTGGAGCATATTTTACTTTACCTGGAGTTGGCTCATTGTCTTCGCCACCACCTTGGTAATAAGCTCTTTTATCTGTCTCTGCATTCTTTAATCTTAATAAATTAGCTTTGGCTGCTGCTAAAGCTAATTCACGGCGCTCGGCTCTTTCTTGAGCGCTTGCTGCGCGTTGCATTTGAGCTTTTAATTCTTTATCGCCAGGATACATGCCATCGACGGGTCCTGTATCCATCTTGCCTACCATTTGTTTGTCTTGTGTATCACGAATTGTGTCTGAATCTTCTTTGTCATAAGGTAGAGCACTTGGATCATTTAATCCGCCGCCTCCTTGAAAGTATGCATGTTTTCTGGTTGTCATTTTTGGTTCCTTGTCATAATTTTTTGTTAAACTTTTGAATTGCTGTTGCAATTGTTCTAATCTATAGGCCATTTTATTGATTGTTGCGGCCAAATTTTTCTCTGCAAAATTTAATGGGCTACCTGTCCCACCACCCATGCCTCTGGGGTCATTTCCTTCAGGATTACCCTCTTGTATGGGACGTTTAGAGTTAGTTAAACCATATGCGGAATTTTCTGGATAATCGGGATTATCTTGAGTGTTATTTGTATCGACTATATCATTTTCATCTTCATTATATTCTTCGTCATCTTCATCATCTTCAGAATTTGAACTTTCTAAATCTTTTGCTTGATCAAGAATATTTTTAACTTTTTTCATAATCGAAGAAAGTTCGTCTTTTACTTCTGATAACCCTTCAGTAACATCATTGCTAGCCATTTTATTTATGGCTGTTTCTTTAGTCTCTATATATTTTGCTAAATTATTAGCTGCGGCGACAATGTGTCTAATTTTCGCCTTTGGGTCTGCGCCATTAACCACAATTGATAATTCAATTGGGTTTAATTCAGTATTAATTTCGCCATAGCAGCTTTTATTTTTCATGTGATTGCAAAAATCAGCTTCTACTTTGGCAACATTTCCACAATCAGTACAAATTGCCTTTCCTACCGCTGTACCCATTGATACTGATGTTGCATAGCCGGTAGATACTTTTCTTGCTAAATCTGGATAATTTACTTTATCTAATGCACATAAAGCAACTACTCTTTTGTTTTTTCTATCATAAAATGTATCTACTATTACACCCCGAATCATATCAACTGATGATGATTTGTGGTCTAAACACAGTGGTCTACCAACCCATTTTTTGTGAGCTGAAATTAATTCGCTTTCTGGGAATATATCAGAGTTTGAATTTTTATACGGTCTAATGTTAGAATCTGAGCACCACCATTTTAATGAATCGCCTTTTTTCTCCCATCCACATTTTAATGGCTCTCCATCAGACCCTAATTTTACATTGCCGCCGTCGTCTAAAATAGATGCTTCTGCCGCATGCATCATAATTGCAGAAAAATATAAGAAATCTTTAGCCATAGGGGCTAAAGATTTTAATCCTGCGGCAAATTTTTTAAATCTCTGAAGAATTTCTGGGTCAGACATTACGGATTCTGTTGTTTGAATGTCTGAGGCTGTTACAGTTATCGCTTCTCCAAATTTATGTAGCATTATTAATTCTCCAATTTTTCTAAATCTTTTGATTGATTGTTTTCTTTATCTTTTAAATTTTTCTTAGCGGCTTTTGTTAATTTTTGAGCTTCTTCATCTAATATTTCAGGAGCATCAATAATAGAGACGATTTCCGCATTACCACGTTTGATTAACATAATTATACCTTAAAATTGAAAGAAGCTAACTTATTAATTAAAATTTCTTTTTCTTTGTTAAAATGAGCAACTGCATTCATATTATTATTTTTTAATATATTCTCTTCCATATGATTAATAAATCTATCATTTATTAACTGATTCAATTGACTACACTGTTTCTTAATATTATCTATACCTAAAATAATTCTATCTTTAAAATCTTGAGCGCTTAAATTAGAAAATAATTTTAAAAATAAATTAACTTGTTTTTCGATGTCGTTTAAAGATTTTTCAAAAGATGAAATTAATTCATTAATTTGAGTATCAGAAGAAAAATGATTTAAGATTTTTAAAAAATCTTTACCTTTAGCGGCTGCAAGTATATTGTTAAAATTGTCTATTACCTGATCTCTAAACTCTCTTAAATGTACTCTATTTTTAATAGTTTCTTCTACGGGTATTTGTTCTACTGCCTTAAATGGCTCATAAATTCCATTTAAATGTTCAAGAGATACATTTATTTTACCCTCTATTTTTGAAAGATGATCGCACAATAAACTTGCCATCTTGATTTCCGAATCCGGAATATCTGATGTCATTTGTATAGGTGCTGCTTTTATAGTAATCATTTTTTTTCTTTTTTATTTATATAAATATTTAAATATTAATAGAGATTATAATTTAGCATAACCGCCGGTTTCAGTTGGCCCTGACCCTTTAACTCCAGAATAATTATCGTATTGACCTATCTGAGGAACGCTTGTTGGCGGATTATCAAAAGAGTACTCTTTTTCTTCAATTGAAGAAATTTGTTCTTCGGAGTCTATATATCTTAAAAGATTTAATAATAATTTTTTTAATTTATTTCTTCTATTATATTCTTTTATTTTTTCTTTATTTTCAACGCTAATAGTTGCTATTTTAATAATTTTTAAAAAATAATTTTTTGCAGATGCATATGATGAGTTGGACGATGCGTATGGAGTACTAACAACTTCCGGGTCTAAAAATGGCGCAAAAGATTGTTGCGGATTTGCTGCCGGTGGCACAAAACCTTTATAAAAATCATCACGCTGTTGAGTTACAATATCGTCTTGAATTTCATTTGAATCATTATTAAATTTATCATATACATATTTCACCGCATTCATATAACTATTAATAGATGATTGTGGTAAACCGAGGCCAAATTTAAATTTATCGGCCTCTTCAAAGGCCTCGTCTATATCATAACCATTCATGCATCTATACATAGCCACAACCATTCCGGTTCTATCTTTACCCCATCTGCAATGTATATATGTCGGAGAGTCTATTTTAGATAATAGTTTTATTATTTTATTAATATCGTTTTTATCAATGTGGTGATTAATTGGAATTTGAAAATGATTAATTTTTAATTTTTTACATATTTTTTTTATTTCATTTCCAGCATCTTCATCTAAACTTATAATATTTTTTATATTATAATCTTTACATAAATTAATTATATCACGAGGAGTCGGCGCACCACCTCTAAATAAATTATCATCTACTTTAGAAAAGTTATAAATTTTCATAATTTCACAGATTAGTTACTATATTTCTTAAAACTTCTCTAATATATTTTGGTTCGTGGCCTATTAAAATAGTTTTAATAAATGTTATAGATTGTCCCAGAGAAGCTGACGGTGGGGTTTTTTTCTGAGATATTTGATATTCATTTAAATTCCAAATTTTTTGCCTTAGTCCTCTTAAAGATTTTCCGCGAGACTCTGGAGATATTCTTTGTATTAAAAATTTTACAATATCAGCAATACCTTTACCCGCCTCATACGGATTGCCCATATGAATTGTAGTTGCTGCTAATTTATACATACGTTCTTTAGAGTCCATTTTATTCCTCAAAATTAATTGATTTCATAGCCGCCATCAAGGCTATATTTTCTGGATTTTTCAATTTTTTTTCTAAAGATAATTCAAATTGTTCTTTAAATGCTTTTTGAAATTTTTTAATATCTTCTTTATTATATTTTTTTCTTACCTTTCTCATTATTCCAGAATATCCTAAATTTGTATTTTTTTCTTTTTTATCTATGGCTTCGCAAATTTTAAGCAGTTTGTTTAAGTTATTTGATTTTTTATTCATATGCTTAAACATTTCTATTTCTTTAAGTCTATTTTTAGCTTTTAATTTTGAAGTAAATGTTCCTAAGTTTCTTCCTTTCTCAGAAAAAACTCTCCATTTATTTTTAGATATTTGTCTAATATAAGAATTTTTTATCATTTTATTTTCTTTTTATATAATGGAATATCTTCATCTTGATAAATGTCTGTTATATTAGTCGTCTCTTCATAATCAGTAATTAAAGTAACGCCCCACCCATTTACATAAACAATTGTTTCTTTTCCGTTAGCTGTTATGCATTTAACTGTTAGCATATCGCCATCAACATCTAGCAGGTATCCCCTTATTACGCTTTTTCTTTCTAAAGTATAATCTGCATATTTATGAGTTTTTCTAGTGTCGCCGGTATGTATTTCTACTAATTTATTTTTTAATTTTTCAAATACGACTTCCGAATAAGTTTTATTAGCCATAATTAACCTATTTTAAAATTTATTTTGTGATAATTGCAGATCGATGACACTGCTTTATAAAGAGATTCTTCTGGTCCATGAGCCATACATTTTAAACGATAATTATTATTTTTATCAGTATAAATTTCTGATTTTACATTTATTAAAATTTTTAAATTATCTGATAACTTATTAATTTGCTGAATGCTGCATTTATTTGCAAATATATTAAAGCTTTGTTTTTCCAATGCTCTTTCTTCTATTGCTGTTCTAATTATAGATTCTAATCTGCCAAAATTAGCTATATCTACTAATCTAATTTGACTATTTGATTTTTCGTCTAGCTTATCAGTAGTCTCAATTTCTTCTTTTAATTTTTCTGATAATAATTTTATTTTTTCATCGCTATCTATTTCTGAAATGAAAAAATCATTTTTATTTTCTCTGTCTTCTTTAAGATCTTCTTTATTTAATTTTTCTTTTTTCAACTCATCTTTGTTCGTAATTTCTTTTATTGAATCATCATTTACTGATATTCTTTTTCCTTTTGCAGATTCAATGGCTCCTTTAATTGCGCCGCCTACTTGACGCTTAGTAATAACACCTGTTTTTTCACGATCAAAAATTTTATTTTCTCGATATACTGGAGAGCCTTCTTTTGCAATAATAAAGTCCGAAGACTTCCCCACTCCGATTGGCCAAAAAACCGCCATATAAACATCTTCTGGAGAATTTAATCTGCCCTTAAAGGGGGCGTAAAATTTACGAACATAATCTAACTGCTCCAAATCGCCCATTGCCTGCATTCTTTTTCTGGCTTCTTGGGAATCGGATATGCCTAATAAGTGAGCCGCAGTATTAGGCATAAATTGAATTAGGCCGACTGCGCCGCGCTCTGGATTTCCAAAATTTGCTACGCTAGGACTAAAACCAGATTCTAATGAAATAACAGCTGCAAGCCAGTCAACATTGGTTGATAAATCTGTCGCTATTTGTAATAATTTTTTTCTAAAAGCCGGTGAGGTTTTTTGTATTCCTTTGACTGCTAAAATAGAATCACTCTCATTTTTTATTTCTGCGAATTTATTTATATGTTTATTGTTATTATTTCCGGCCATTGATGACAAATGGGGTGAGAGCATTCTTACAGTCTCAAATTTACCTATAGATATTTTATGTGCGCTTCTTTGGGAGCTTTTTAAATCTGTTGTATATATATAAGCTTGAAATTTATAAAACGTATTCGGCAAGGTAAATTCTACTTTTATGCCCATTTCCATTTGACCAAAAAATATCTCTCTTAATCTTCTTGGATCTTCCGAGGTTTCTGGCGCCGGTTCTTTTGGATAATAGTGACAAATAATTCCGTTTTCTATTATTGCTTTATTTATTGCCTCTCTTGTTTGATCGGTAATAACAGCTTTATCTCCAAGCATTTTAAAGGCCGATCTAAATCTATTCGGATTAAAATTCGGAATGAATCCGTTTAATGTTTTAATTATTTTCGATGAGGCGGCGAAAGTAGCTGTATTTCTCCAGAAAAAATCATCTTTAGAAACGTCATTAAAAAATTCTACAGAGTTAAATTTAACTTGCTCTGCGTCTGACCTAGTAATATTAATTCTTGGGTCTGGTGCTCTGAATCTTCTTTTAAAATTTTCTAAAAACTGAGGGTCATCATATTGAGTCCTGTTATATCTATCTACAATTTCTTCTGGAGCCTGAATTCCTTCAGCTGACTGTTGTAAATTATTTATTTTTTGATTTAATTTATCA